GGCGTAGCAATGTCTGCAGCTGACCAGAGCCGTAACCGGTTAGGTAGATGTCCCTAGACTGGCTAAGCGGCAATGGCAATGCCTGTGTCGGGTTGGCTGCGGCTTTACGGCCTAAGAAGCGGTCAAAGATACCCATGGCTTCAGTATCCCACAAAAAGAAAAAGCCCCCTTGCGGGGGCCTGTGTGTTTAGCGGTTGAGGTTACTTTATCCAGCCTTCCTTCGTCCACATCCAGCGTTGATTGTTGATTGTCTTGAAAGCAAAAAGTCTTTCACCGGTTTTCGTGTCGGTCACTTTTGATTTCTCACCATTGAGTTGTGCGTAATCGAATCCGTCTGCATAATCTTCGAAGTAGTAGCCGTAAGACTTACCGTTTGTCATCCACTGAACCAAGTATCGTTTCATATCCGTATCTCCCATATCCCCTTGGATGTCAATAATATACACCGCCCGTGTATATCTTGCAAGGGTATAGAGGTATATATTTTAGACGGCACCCCAACTTCGCTTAGATCCGCACACCTGCCACGCGTACGCCAGGGCATCAACCACGTCATCATGCCGCCCAACCGGGAATGATAGCAGCTCATCCTCAAAGTAAGCCGGGAGCCCTTGGCAATGCATCACTTGGCTTTGCTCGTAGCGGGCTTCTAGAGGGGCAAAGCGGGTCACTTTGTCACGGTCTGGGCGTATCCCCCGGATAGGAAGTTTCGTGCGTCTAAGGAGCTCCTGCACAACAGCGGCTTGATATTGCACCTGCTCGATGCCTATCATGCTAGGATTCCACTTAGCCGCCATCATCTCAATGAAGCGCAGGACAGCTGCAAAGTCTGAGCGGGTGCGGTTGATGTCTCTAACGTAAATCGTGCCGTCTTCACCACGGGATACAACAGCAACCCCGGTGTAGTCTGCTTCGCTCTTGGTAGAGATAGCAAGGTCAACCCCGATGTAGGTAGGTAGGCCTTCAGGGCAATCGCCATACCGCAACCACTCCCGCTTGATACGAGCGCCTCCCGCATCAACGAACTCCGCCAAGTACTCCTGCCTAAACGCGATGCTCGGCAGAGACTCCCCCGCCTTGCCTACCTCATCCGGATCTATCCACGGGTTAGCCGTGGTTGGCATCTGCCAAGACATCCAGTCAGCATCAGTAGCGGCTTGGTTGTAAAGGGTGCGGAAGTAGTTGGAGCCTTTAGGCGTAGACAGAAAGAACGCATCCCCCTTGTAATCGGTTAGCGTTGGGCGTATGGCTTCCGTCCAGGCTTGCTCTAGATGCCGTGCCATTGCTGCCTCATCAATGATGACCCGCTTGTACTTACGACCACGGGCTACGGTTGACGGGTCATCCAAAGTCCAGTAATCGATGGCTGCCCCGGTTATAAGCTCGATGCGCGGGGCTGGGCTTTGTACGGCTCGGCGGATAACCGGTGCATAGATACGCTTATGATCGGCGTATGCCTCTTCAAGCAAGCGGTAGGTAGGAGCGAACCACGCGCAGGGCAAGCCGTCAATCAATACTGGGTCAGATAAAAGGTTACCGCCTAGCGTTGTCTTACCAAAGCGTCTCCCGCAAGCAAGGACGTTGTACCGCTTGGCTTCCCGCAGAATGACCTGCTGGGCTTCATGCGGCCTTGGTAAGACTAATCGAATATCAGGCAAGGCTGGTACGCTTTCTCAGCTGCAAGGATACGGGCTTTCGCTATCTCGATGTAGTCTGCATCCATCTCGCAACCGATGAACCGGAAGCCTTCAAGCACTGCACCCCGCCCGGTGCTACCTGATCCAGTGAATGGGTCAAGCACTACACCGCCGGTAGGTGTAACCATGCGGCACAAGTAGCGCATTAGGTCGGTAGGCTTTACGGTTGGGTGGTTGTTATCGCACCCATCGTTTCGGTCTTCACTACTTGATTTTGAACAATAGAAAAATCTAGAATCTTCACCTATTGTTCTAACAACGTCAGGGCTACCATCGTGCAACACGTTAGCAGGCCAACGGCCCGATGGTTTATATTCTGACAAATCTACTTGATGTTGAATTCCTTCAGATATGAATGTTCCACCCTTGTCATTTATGTTGGTTGAGACTGGCTTATCCCATGCCTTTTCAAATCCATCATCGCAAGGTATCCGGCAACCGTCTATGTTGATTGCGCCTGTACCCCACTCCTGCACGTTCTGCGCTACCGTGGCTTTGAAGGGCTTCCGTGCCATCGTGATAGGCTCCATGGCTGGCTTTAGTGCTGTACCCCAGCCCTGCCATTGTTTAGCCGCATCCGTGGCAGGGGCTGGAGGCACATAACCTTTTGTAGGAATAGTCTTACTGATGTTTGCATTGTGACTTGACCCGGCTACAGTGAAGCCCTTGAATTCCGGTTTGAGAATCCCTGCCTCCCTGTCAAATCCTTTACTCACATTGTGAGACTTAGGGAACCCACTACCGTACATCCACGCTAACATATCCCGAATCTCAAACCCGGCATCTTCAATGCGTACCGCCATCCGGTGTTGAGTCCTAGTACCGGCAAACGCCAGCAGGTAACCGCCTGGCTTTAGCACTCGCAAGCATTCTGCCCATATCTCGGTAGATGGAACGTCATAATCCCAACGCTTGCCCATGAAGGATAAGCCGTACGGCGGATCGGTTACAACAGCATCAACCGAGCAATCCGGCATGGTTCGTAGGATGTCAAGACAGTTGCCGTGGTGAAGCTCATGCACCGGGCTTATCCGCATACTCCACGATCACCTTTACTGGGCTACCATCTGCTCCGGTCTGCTCTACCCTTGATGACCAGTCGGCCTTGTGCTTCCGTTCAAGCCACCATGCGGCAGCTTGCCAAGTAGTGCGGGTTGCATCTTGGATGACCTGAAGGTTGCGTAGCTCCGCTTCACCCTCAGCCTTTTCTATAGCATCCCTAAAATCAACATTTTCGGCTAACCATCTAGCCAGTGTCTCCTGACTTATACCAGCGGCAGCGCAGGAAGCCCTGCGGGTGTTACCACCTCGCAGAGCGTCTGTGAGCTTGGCTACCGTTGCCGGTGTGTACTTGGTTGGTCTACCTGCTCCGGGTTGTGCTGCCATCTTCGTACTCCTTTTCTCTACTCATCTAGGTTCTTTCGTATCTCCGCGCTGGTAGCCCAGAGCATAGCAGCCCTCATCTTTTCTTTGCTGATGCCTTGGGCTTTAGCCTGTTTCTTGACATCAGCATACAACCAGCGAATATACAGTTCGTTGTATACCGCCAAGCATCCAGCCCCCACCAAAGCACCAAGTGCAAAAGGTATCATTTGGCAACCTCCCCGGTTCGCGGATCAAGTACAACTACTGCCCAGTCGGTAGCAAACAAATCACCAGGGGACAGGCTCAACTCTTCGAGTTGCGTTACCCGTTTCTGTGGCCCGTGAAGTTCAAAGATATTCCACACTTCGGAGTACCGCAGGAATACGGCTCCTCCCCACTCACCGCGCCATACGGCATTACCGCCACCAGCCATCAAGGCTTGTATCACTTCCCCGAATCTCATTTCATTACTCCCATTGTGATTGGCAGGTGTTCAGCCATCAAAGCCTTGATGCTGTCTGCTATCTGCCTATGCTCTAGTTGCGTATCTTCCTGCGTTCTGAGCTGCACGTAGTGAATCCAAGACCGTATCGTGCCACTCATGTACAAGGTGGTTGGACAGCAAAGCGGTAGAACCATTCTTGCAGTCTCCGCAGCGATACCGGCTTTGATTAGTTTGTTGTATGTCCAGTAGCTACGGGATATAGAGAGCCCAGCATCAAAGATGACTCCTTGCATCTCGGCATCCAACTCTTTCCATTCTGGCAACGGTTGGGAGCTTTGCCGGTTAGTTGTACCAGCAAGCCTCATATCCCCCAGAATAGGGTAATCGTGAACCTCTGCGTACCGTTGTGAGAACTCTTGGAAAGAGAAACTTCGATGCCTAAGAATCTGCGGAGCGATAGCACGGGTGGTCTTGATTTCCACGCACATCGATGCCATCTCAAAGATTGACCAGTGCCCGTGTTTGATGCAGTACTTTAGTAGCCCTGCCACGTCCGGGTTGTCTTGGTTTGCGGGGTTGCTGACCCTAGCGCAGTATCCGATGACCTGCTCCGCTTGCGGTGTGATCCAGATAAGTTTAGTCATCCGTTGTATATCTCCCAGTCGAAAGCCAAGACATCAGCACTACCGAAAGACGCTACCCGGCTGTAGTGCCGGTTCCCAGCGCCATCAATGAGGTAAAGGCATATCTTGCCATCAACCAACTGGAGGAACCAAGCGGCAGCGTGTCGGCGTACCGTCATGCCAGCCCGCAAGCGTTCAAGAGCGGAAGGAAAGCCACCGCCGGAAAGGTTCATCCGATGGGCTTCGATGCTCTTCAGCTGTTCTTCAGTCCGTTCTTTCAGCCACCGATTGACGGTGGTGTGCTGGAATCCTACAGCCCTTGCCGCTTCATGGCATTTCATGCCTTCAGCGACCAAGGTCTCATACCGATCTAAAAGATGCTGCCGCTTTGCGCGGTTAGCAATCACCGATTCGTTGGGTCTACCTGCCATCTTTAGCCTCCCGTTTCAGGTCTTAACGCGTTTTGAGTAAAATGAAGTAGATCGTGGCATTTCTTACATAAGATAACCACGTCATCTAAACTCTCCTCACCAAGAGTCTGATAATGCCTATGGTGAAGCTGTAGCGTGTCTGTAGATTCACAGGCAACACACTTGTAGTTGACCTTTGTCAAAGCCTTTACCCTCAGCAAAGCCCATCTTAACGAGACAAGATAAGCATCGTAATAATCTCTCCACGCTTGCCTTCGCTTCTGACGATGTGTTTCATATATTGTCAGGTAATAATGAGATCGCGAATCTGCGATTTCTTGACGTTTTACTTGACATTCCTCATCATCAAATGGTTGCTCCCCGGCTAAGATTTCAAGGGCATCTGCCCGCTTATATGTGTGGCTCATACCGCCGTAACAAACTGCACATCGTTTCTTGTATCTTGGCCTACCTAATGAATCGTAAGCAATGCAAATCATAAAACGATTATGTTCACACTGTATGTAGTCTGGCCGTGGATTCTGTGCATCCCATTCGCTAAGAAATACAGCTAGAGATTTAGACTCAACAATCTCTTTTATGTCCATTTATCTCCTCGGCTTCCGTGGCTATCCGATCAGCGTAGGCCGTGTCTTTGGTAGCGGCATATGCCATGTACCAGAGCGCCTTGATGCTGTCAGCGTTAGCCGTCCCTTTGTGTGGGCAACGCTGTAAGTACTTGACAACGTTCCCTGTTGCAAAGTCCAACCCCCAGTCGTCAATGACGCTGAGGGCTTGAATCTTTGTAGTGCGGTAGTGCTGTTGCACTAGTCTTCGCCGAACGGGTCTGTGATGTCATCAGCCACCGGTGCGGCTTTGCGTAGGGGCTTTGGTGGTGCAACCTTTACCGGCTTCACGGTCTCGACTACGTTGGTAAGCTCGCCGTTCATTTTCTGGCGAGTACCAACAACTACTTGCCATGGCTTGGCTTTCAATGCCGGGAGGTCAAGGTTGCGGTATGCATCTTGAGTCATGCGCCCGACCATGCCATCAAGCAAGATTGTCAGTTTCGCTTTGTCGTTGCCATACGTGGTTTTCGTGTACTGAACAAACCGAAAAGGTTGTCCATCGTCATCGCCTACCTCGGTGGTTTCAAATACCCACTTAAGGTTTGGCTCCAACACGTTTGGATCGTCAAACGATTTGCTTTGTACGGCTTCAACGTCTACCAATGCACAGGCGTAGATGCCTGCCTCAGCTGTACTAAACTTTTTGCCACTTCCTTCACTGAAGGTCGTGTGCTGTGCAAAGAATCCCATTATCAAACTCCTTGAGCCACTGGCTCTTTGATATGTCGGTGATGGAAAGGTCTTTACCGGAACCACTGGGGCCGCCCTTGCGAGCATTTTCACATCCATCACCAACACACAAACTATATACCCACTCAGTGGATATTGTCAAACACTCTTTTTCTTCTATTCTTTCTTGGCAATACCTGTACCGGCGCCTTTGCGCCAGGTACACGGTTTGCCCTTTCGTTCCCCTCACCAGCCCTCTCTTCGGGCTGGGGGGGTAGGTTCTAGGAAGGGGGGGTATTTCAAAAGTGTATCTATTTATATTCTTAAGGGGATACAGTTTTTCGATACACTTTTTACCGCTTGTAATACCGCTTACTACGGCACTCGATTA